GTTACTCCATACTTTGAAGAAACGTACGTAAGTTTATCAATAAAAGAAGAATGACTGAGGTCAGAAACTTTCTTTCCCCACAAACGCTTCATTCCTTCAATGTTTAGATCTTCAATGAAAATATAATCATATTGTTTGCATAACTGGTGTGCTAATTTCCATTGAAAATCCGATCGAAGATCGTTTATTTTACGATACGCTTGTTGTAGTTCAAACAGTCTCCTTCTTCTATTGTTAGATCCTTTCTTTGCATTAGAAAGCCGTTTGTTTAGTTTTCTAATCTTGTTTTGATATTGTTTGAAGAATAGTGGAGAATCAATTTTGCTACCATCACTTTTAGTTAGATAAGTTTTCAGACCAAAATCCAATCCGATAGATGCACCATCATGTGTCTTTCTATAAGAGTTTGTAGGATTATGGTCTGTAATTATAATCAAACTAAAACGTGAACAGGTTTCTCTAACTATTCTAATTTGTTTAACATTACCTTCGTAGACTCTACTGTATGAAAATCTAAATCGTTTCTTCCCTTTGTTAATTGTTAAACAATTACCATTCAGGGTAAACCCACCTTGTTTGAATACAAAAGAATTGAATTTTTCCGGTGATTTAAACTTAGGAGGTCGTTTAGCCAATTTCTTGAAGAAACGATTATAAGATTCATCAAGACGTTCAAGTATTTCTTGCACTGTTTGGGAATTAAGAAGATTTCTTTTTATCCTTTTTGCAAAATGCTTTTTCATTTTACTAACTGAGATATATTTTCCAAACAGTTTGTAGTATCTACGTTGTAGAGCTAAAGCATGATTTCATACAAAACAACATTCTCGAAGCATTTTGTCGAGATACTTCGTTTTCTTGGAATGATAGATGTTGTATTTGTATGAAATCATTTTTTTTATCTGTAATTTTGATTCAAAATTAATCAAACCAATTCATCCACCTTCTAAAGTATGGTGGTTTTGTTGGTTAAATAATCATAAATACTGGAACTCCAGTTCTTGGATACACGACTTCTTTTTTGTTCTTTATATTCCAGTTTTTAGCTTCAATTGGAATACCTTTACCAGCAAGCTCTTTGTCTATATACAGATAAATCTCTTTGCATGTCAATGACGCAATCTCATCTCTGCTTAAATCAAAAACTGTTTTCATTTCTTTTTATTTATTAAATTAAACAACTTACTTCTTTGTTCAGGCTCCGTATATTCTACCCATATATCGGCTGCCACATTTCTAAGAAATTCCATAAAGTCATGATGATCCCTGTATTCAACAGAATCAACTTTTCTCACAAAACTTAGAATTTCCTTTAACATCTTATTGTTTTCTTCAAGAAGTTCTCTGTCGGTCATAACCTTTCATATTTTCTTCTTAACTCATTTTACCCATTTGGCATTATCAGGTATTAAATCCTTAAATTCTTCTGGGATTTTCCCTTGACGCCACTTCTATATCTTGTTTCATATCTTTTTAATTTTTAATTAATTCAACTCCTATAATATCTTCGTAATCAATATAGTGTATCATTGAAAAACCGTTGTCATCATTAGCCATTATTTCAACACAAGCAGAACATCTATTGAATGCACCTTCGATTGTTATACCTGTTAATTGCCTAAAGAATCCTAAAAATTTCTTTGGCCTGATAATCCTAATACGGACAAGATCATTCCAAGTTATTCCTTTATATTCACAAATAGATTTAAACTTCTCGGCTGTCATAATTCGATTATTTTAGCTGTTAGTCATTTTTTGGAATCCAGTTATCCGTATCACAGTGAAAGCAATATCCGGTTTTAGGATGCTCCGCACCGTCTTTAGCTCCGCAGGTTCCGCAATAATATTCCTTATCATATTCTGGGGAAAGACCTTTATTTCGTTCTTTGATAACAGCTTTTCTTTCTTCGAGCATCATCATTTTATCAGGATTACGACTCAAATAAAACTTTCTGACTTTATGTATTTGCTTATCAAACAGATCATCGGACTCGGCAATTTGTTTTGCTGTATATTTACTCATGCTCAATTATTTTTAAAGTTTATCTATTATTTTATCACCCATTTCCTGCCATTCATCACTCACGCTTATAACCAATCCTATGACAGTGAATGATAATAGCAACGTAAAAATAAGCCATAACAGAAAGCAGATAAAAACACATACATACCTCATGATTTTTTAGTTGTTAGATAAAAGCAAAATCGGTTCATTTGATTCCGCAATTGCTTTTATTTGTTCTGGATTGATAAAACTCTTGACTTGTTCGCTTATCTTACAAATAGACTTGATTATATCAACGAATAATTTCGAGGTACATTCGTTGCATTCCACTTCCATTACCGGCTTATATCGATTGTATGACATACCTGCTACACAATTCAGCCAGTGTGTATAAGTTCCTTTTTCTGCATTCAATCTATCGTATTCTACTTTTTTCTCTCCATTACCATATTCAATTACTCTTTTTAGAAATGGTTTTGCATAAATACTAAAACCGAAAGGTTCGGCATTTAAAGCATCTAAACGAGAAGTTCCATCTCTCCATTCTCCATTCTCATAGTTCCCTGTCCATTCCACAGAGGGGTTAGGGACAATATTTCCGTTTTTGTCATAGGCAAATAAACAGAGAGTTTCTAACTGATACTTAATAACAGGCACTTCTTCTACTATTTTATAACTCAAACATCTCTTCAGAACTTCCCTGATTTGACTTTCCAAATCAGAAAGTGCTATACTATTGAAATATCCTTCGTTGCCTAATCTGTTTGTAGGTAATTTGATCCCATAAGAATGAATCTTGTCCACATCTTCTTTTGACAAGGTAGTGGTAAACACTCCTTCTTTGGTGACATTCACTTTAACAGTTACAGACAAACTGTTATTAGCGTTCTTTTCCGTTATATTTAGTGTTGTTAATGCTGCCATAATCAGATCTTTTTAAAATCAATTCGAATAAATATAATACATTCCTGCTTCATATACCTTATGTACATCAGGGTCATCCTTGTCTTCCGGTTCCAATTCACTCTCTTCACAAGTATAATCCCATTCAGAGTTGTAGTACATATCCTCGTCTGTTTTCTCCAAGGAACAATCTTTCATTAGATTCATATTTTCTCCCCATACTGCAACTTCTTGTCGTTGCTCTTCTTCTGTCATAAGGGATATTTTGTCTTTTAATTCTTTCCAGGTCATGATTTCTAAAATATGATCAATAATTCATTCTACATCAAAAAGTTGATCTAACACCAATAATTCTGCATCCATATCTTCATCTTTCGGGAAACGAACTTTTATGTTTCCGAACTTAGATGTCTTAAACAAGATGTAGGGGTTCATGTCTTCGGCGGTCACCGGCTTATATTCCTTAACTTCCGACATCTTGAGATACCAGTCGCCTATTTTTACAAATCCGGAGAAGATAGAACACAGATGCGCTTTTACGGACTGTATCTCCTTTTTATCTTTGAAAAGTATAATTTCGTCCTTTCCCCTTATCCTGATTGACAGAAAAGGACGAATGTTATCTGTTTCATTTTGAAATTTGAAGCCTGTTATAGCTTGTTTGGGGATTCTTCTTCCCATTAATATGAAATAAGCCATTGCAATAAGTTGTTTTACTTTGTATTCTATAATCCTACCAACAAGTTCCCCGATGATAGAAAATATTCTAATTCATAGAGGAAAGAAAAGAAGTAGCTCTTTCAAATTTTCTTCTTAGTTCATTAGACCATTGATGATCATAATCTGCCAATAATGATCCCATTTCCATTATTAAGGAATAAACTTCTTCTTTTCTTGCTAAAAAAAGATTGTTTGTCTTTTTCTTTTAATGTTTTCATGACTGTAACTTAAAAATGAATAATTAATTGATTTATAAAAAATGTGTTAAAATGACATATAAATGCCTTGATCAATTGGACACAAATGTACAAGTTTTATTAAGATACCCTTCTGTCATCTCTATGAAATTCACACAATCTAATTTGCTTAACTTGTAAATCAATGCCGGATTGTGTACTATGGCTATAATTTGCGTTTGTAGTTTATGGAATGACAATACATTATAAATTTGCATTATGTTGTCAATGTCAAGATTCCTGTCTGGCTCATCCATGAGAACCGTGTATTCAAAACTGCTTTCTGTTAATGTTATGCGGTTTCTTTCATAATACTTCAACAGGTTATCAATTCTTTTAATCCAAAACGCATTTGATTTTTTCTTGTATTCTACAAGATCTTGTATTGGAAATGTATAATCCTTTTGACCGAACATTAAATTGAAAAGTGATTCCAATGATAACACCACTTTCTCTCCATAAGATCTTCGAATGTTATTCACATACAAATCTAAGTTGCTGATGTTTTTCAATACGCTATCTCGATTCATCTCCGCCGATGGCAATAAACGGAATACTTTCCCTGCATAATCGGATGATATGTCAATCCCATCAAGAACCTTGTCATCATCATCAAATATAGGTGGAAAATCCAGTGCCTCAGCCGGCATTTCAGAGCACATGGATTTCTCGCATAACGCATACATTGATATGATGTTAAGCAAAGTTGATTTTCCACTACCGTTTTTCCCTATAATCACATTCACTCCTGGCTTGAAAATAAATTCTCTGCCATTTTCAAACGCTTCTATGTCAGAAACATATTCAAATGGAGTTTTCGTATTGTCTTTTATTTTTACTGATGTTATCATTGTAATCCTTTTTAAAAATCAATTACCGTCCGAACCATGTCTCCGATGTGCTTGTTGCCGGTGCCCGTGAGGCCACTGGAGAAGACCACGTACCACGCGACGGCCTGGCTGCTCTCAGTACTGGACCAATACCACGTCGAGGAGAGGGGAGATGCCGAAACATAAGTGAATGCTTTGTTTAGTTCGTCCATATAATGGGCCATTAAATTTAATTGACCAAGAGATGGTATATACTCGCCATCTTCCAGCAGATTTCTCAATTTTGGATTTCTGGCTACAAGGCGTTCCGTATTGCCGCGTCCGTCAATGTCAAACAGCGCATCACATTCACGTTCGTAATATGTCCCACTTCCGGATTCTTCACGGCTATCATCGTCAAGCAATTGTACGATATCATGCTCCGTCAGTGAGATTGCAAATGACATGTATCTGTGCTTCAACCCGATGTATCGTACACAATCTTTGGAGTTATCGCCGGTAAACGGCTCTGCATGTCCGTCTTTGTAGATTATATACAGTCCGTCAGTTGACTCTTTCTTATCCTCTTCGGATGGTACTCTGTTTTCACATGTACATTTCTCACTTTTGGATCTTACGATTATATTCAACTCATTTAATACATGATCCCTGATGACGCTCTCGCACGCTTTTCTTACAAAATCATGATCTCTTCGTTTGAGTTCATCATTCACCATGCATCTGATCCAGTTTTCTATCTGGTTGTCACCTCCATATGTATTAACCATGTACCGTTTTACGTGTTTCTCCAATAACGGCTCTATGTTTTTGATTATATCTTCTTTGGTAAGGTGAAGTTCATTTAATATACAGTTCCTTACTGCCTTGCATTCTTTACTTGTGCTCATGATATGCCCATTTAATACTGTGAATCATATTTTCTTTCTCTCCCGCTGTCTTCCCCTATAGGATTATCCCATCCGTATTTTACAGCCGTAGCTTTAAATAGAGGTAGCCCGTAAAATCCATAATCATCCTCATCCCAGTCTTCAAGACCTTCTTCCAGGATGTAGTTCCACATCATTACACATTCAAACATTAAACTGGCTGATATTCCTCTCTGATTTAATGCCTTTTCAAAACCGAATCTTACATCTTCTTCAAGCTGTTTCAAAACATTCTCCCTGGTAAATTCAACTACAGTACTGTTTCACCTTTCTTCGTTATTGTATTCTTCGTTCGGCTCCATACCGAAATCCTTTATCATGTTATATGGGATAAATTTAGCCAGTCTGTTAAAATCTCTACCGTCTAAACATTTTGATGCTAATTCTTTAAGTTGTTCTAATGTTTTCATAAGCAATTTTGTTTTATAGGTTAATCCCATCCTCCAGTAGTGTACAAAGATACATCTTTCTCCTCTACATTTACACCTTTAAGAGCCTGTAGAAGTTTTTTCTTTGTCTCCCGGCACATATTATAACCATATCCCTTATACCGATATGAGCGCTCCCATGTACTTACCGGAAAAGGAATATTTTCGTCAATGACCAGCCTCTTCATATGAAGATGTTCGAAGAATTTCTCATGATAGAGTAGCTTATATTCGTATGCTACTATGCTTGCGGATGAGAATGGAAAATAATCATCTTCCTTTTCTTCGTATTTAGGCTCCTTGTAGTAAGCCATTTTTGCTACAGTAAAGTCGAAGCTCCTGAGAATCTCTTCTGGCTTTCCGAACTCTGACTCTATGAACTCTACCCATGCCTTTTCTCCCTCTTTCTGGAACTCACATGCCTTCTCATTTCTGTACTTAAATTTCCATCCTTCTTTCTGATGTTTTTCATCATTTAACAAATCAACAGTTTCCTGAAAATCGCTTTCACTTTCAAAGAAAATATCAATGTCTTTTACTTTTTCTCCGGAAAGGATATTCTTAAAACATCCACCAGCTATGAACCCCTTGTGACCTTCCATATACTTGTCAAGCCATCTTATTTGCCAGAAATTATCTGGAGTATCTATTACAAAATTATTCATATTGTTTATGTTTTGCCGTTACCAAGCGAGATAAAAATTCCGCTTCACAATAATACAATGAGTGTAATTACTCAGGTCGATTCCGTTGTCCGTAAATGCATCCAGGACCCGTTTTTCCACGTATTTGAGTTTTACTGTTATCCCCTTCTTAAACACTTCTATTAACTTCTCATTGCACTCAATAGGTCCAATAAGACAGTATCTATTCGAAGGACTGTCTGATATACAATATGTCTGACATCCTAACATGTTGCTTAAAATTACTTCGTTCATAATTTCTCTATGATTCTAATATGGTGTCTACAAACTCCGTTATTTTATCAACGGATTCTTTTGATAAGGTATATCTTCTCCAATCCCATCTAAAATGCGCTTTTGGGAGATTTTTAGTAGAATATTTTTCATTTCCGTTCTTGTTAGTCCATTCGTAATTATCCTCTGGATCCGCCACTTTTATCCCCGATTTAGGTCCGTTACGAAAGCTATATAGCATTCTTATAACCGATTCAAAATCCGAACCTATATCAAATAGCATATGATACACCTTGTTTGTTAAAGCCCTATCAGCTTGTTCCAAGTCTTCACCAAACAACTCTCTTACACTCCAATTTTTCATTTCTGAATAACGAATGAAATTAAGTTTCCCTTTTTCTATATTAGGATTTTTTCTTGATAATACAAGCTCCAAATCTTTCACAAATGATTCTTTTAGCTTCTGTTGTCCTAACAAGGCGGTGTATTTACTTACTATATCCATTATCCAAAGTTTTTTAATATTGCTCCAAACGAATCATATTTAACCCCTAATATATCATGTGCCTTTTGGGATCCACATTCACATTTTCCTACCTTCTGTCCTGATCCACACCCGCATAAGTCTATTCCCCAATGGTT